AGGTGAACGTGGTATATTTAATAGAATATCTGCAAAGGAACAAGCAAAGAAGTTTGGCAGAAGAGATGCCGATCATGACTTTGGTTGTAATCCTTGCAGTGAGATCATACTCAGACCTTATCAGTTCTGCAATCTTACAGAGGTTGTGATACGAGAAAAGGATAAGTTTGATGATTTAAAAAGAAAGGTTATGCTTGCTACAATACTTGGCACAGCACAAGCTACACTCACTAAGTTCCCATACTTGCGAAAGATATGGCAGAAGAA